GGCGGTGAAGCTGGCGGCGGTGGTGGTGTTCATCTCGGTCTCCCTAGCTGGTAACTTGCGGGGCTTACTGACTCTGAAGTTACGCGCGTCCGAGAAACCTGACAAGCTCTGGGCCACTAAAGTAAGTGACTATTTTGGGTGACGAGAGATCACAGGTTGCGACAGTTGTCACAGACCTCTCGGTGCGCCAACCACGCCTCGGTGATCGCGAGCACAGAGACCAGCTCGGCGTTCGGGGGGGTGCCGTGGGCAAGTTCCTCGGTGACGGTCGCCGCGTGCAGAGTGCAGTAAGACTGCGAGTCGAGCCGGGCCGCGTCGGGGTCGCCGTTGACGTCGACCAGCACGGTCACGCGCTGGGTGGCGGGCGCGCCGCATTCGGCGCAGAAAAGGTCGGCGGGGTTGTTCATGAGTCAGTCCTTTCGGGACAGCGGCTCAGCTCGCGCTCAGCCGTGTTGACGAGGTCGTACCGGTGGAGGCGGTGGGCCTCCTGTGCGAGAGCCCGCAGCGCGTGGCACTCGACGTGGTCGCAAGTGACGCGGTCGATGTGTCGCGCGACGACGGGCCAGCGGGTGTTCATGATGCGAGCCACTCGATCGCCAGGGCGTCGTCTTTGTCGGCGCGGCCGGCGAGCAGATCAACGATCAGGTTGATCCGCGTCTGGCGGGGTGACGTGTTGGTGTAGCGGCCAGCGTTGCTGCTGACCGCTTTGTCGTACTGCGCGATGAGATCTGCGGTGCTCGCCTTGGCGAGATCGCGGGCCGGGATCGTGGCGGTCATGAGACGGGGTGGACGAGGAAGCGGCCATCGGCGGTCAGCTCGACGTCCCACTGGTACGTGGGGTCGGTGTCCGGGTGCGGGGCGTAGACAGCTTTGACGTACGCCCGGCCGGACCACACCAGGACCGGGAGCAGGACAGCGAGCGATGCGAGCTGGGCTGCGAGTGTCTGGGTTGCGTTCATGGCGGGCTCCTCGGGTGGGGGTTGAACTTGCGGGGCACTACACCACTCAAGTTACGCGCCCGCCCAGAGAAAACAAGCCCCCGACCACTGAAGTAAGCAACTATTTTGGGTGACGGACCGTGGCTCCCTGTAAACAAGAGTGTCAACTGGCCCCTGACGTTTCTACCGCGTCGGGGCACGCCTGCGATAGAACGTGTCGCCTCGATCTGCCGACCCGGTAGAACCGCACCGGTGACGGCCCAGAACAACTACGAGAGGGAGCAGTCATGGGCGCACGAGGACCGAAAGGCGCACCCACCAACCTGCGAATCCTGAAGGGCGACCGGAAAGATCGGATCAACACCGACGAACCCGACGCGCCCGAAGGGCAGCCCGAGCCGCCGGCGGAGATGAGCCCCGAAGTGCGCGCCGTCTGGGACTACACCCTGACCCAGCTCGTCGCGATGAAGCTGGCCAGCCCCGCCGACCGTGACGCACTCGTCTGCTACTGCGAGGCCGTGGTGATCCACCGCAAGGCATCCCGGCTGCTCGCGAAATCCAACGTGCTCGTCACCGTCAACGCGCGCACCGGGCAGGTCGCCGTCCGCAACCCCGCCGTCCAGGTGCAGCGCGACGCCGCCGCCACGATCCGGGTCTACGCGCGCGAGTTCGGGCTGACCCCGTCCGGGCGTTCCGACATTCACATGGGTGGCGGCAAGGGCCATGGTGCCGGCGCCGCGCGACTGCTGTCCTGACCCGCGCCAGCAGTCGCCGGCGAGCGCCTGCCGGGTCCGCACGTCAGGGCGTGTGCGATGACAACTAGAACCCCCTCGAAGGCGGTACAGCGGCGCCTGCCGCCTTGCGGCTACGCGCTCGACGGGACGACATGTCGCAAGGTCGGCGATCATCACTGCGCGCCGCGCGTCACGCATGTCGTCAAGTTCTTCGCCGAAGTGCTCGTCCACACCAAGGCCAGGTGGGCGCGGAAAGCGTTCGCGCTGGCGTTGTGGCAGAAACGGGATATCGTCGCGCCGTTGTTCGGGACGATCCGCTGGGACCCCGAGTCGGAGACGTACGTCCGCCGGTACCGGATCGCGTGGATCGAGCTGGGCCGGAAGAACGGGAAATCCGAGCTGCTCGCCGGCATCATGCTGTTCCTGCTGGTCGCCGACGGCGAAGAGGGCGCCGAGCTGTACGGGTGCGCCAAAGACAGGGACCAAGCGTCGATCGTTTACGAGGTCGCGCGCCGGATGGTGGAGCTGTCGCCGATCCTGTCTCAGCGGTTGACGATCTACAAGCAAGGCAAGCGGATCGTGGACGAACGAACCGGGTCGTTCTATCAAGTGATCGCCGCCGACGCATCCGGCAACCTCGGACAGAACCCGCACGGGATCGCGTTCGATGAGGTCATCACCCAGCCGAACGGGGATCTCTGGTCAGCGCTGCGAACCGGCTTCGGCGCTCGCACCCAGCCGCTCATGGTCGGCGTCACGACGCCGGGCGACGACGATTCATCGTTCGCCAAGGCCGAGCATGACGAAATGCTGCGGATCGCTGAGGACCCGAGCCGGAACCCCCACACGTTCGTTTACATCCGCAACGTCCCGGCCGACGCGGACCCGTGGAACGAACGCAACTGGAAGCTGGGCAACCCGGCGCTCGGTGACTTCCTGTCCCTGCAGGTACTGCGGGAGGAAGCGGTCGAAGCCAAGAACGACCGGACCAAAGAGAACAAGTTCCGGCAGTTCCGGCTCAGCCAATGGGTGCAGCAGACGACCCGCTGGTTGTCGATCGCCGAGTGGAACGACAACATCGGCGATCTCGGCATCGCGCCCGAGCCCGACTGGCTCGCCCCTCAGCTCGAAGGGCGCAAGTGCTGGGCCGGTCTCGACCTCTCGTCCAAGCTGGACCTGACCGCGTGGTCGCTGTTGTTCGAGGACGGCACCGTGATCTGGCGGTACTGGGCACCCGAGTCGGTCGTGCCACTGCTCGACAAGCACACCGCCGGCAAGTTCTCGCTGTGGTGCGACGCCGGCTGGGTCACCCTGACCGATGGCAACACGATCGATTACGACCTGATCTATTCGGCGATCGAGATCGACCACGCGCGCTACTCGATCGCCGGCATCGTCTACGACCGGTGGTCCGGCGAGCCCGTCCGGCAAGAGATCCAGAAACGGACCGGGCTGGAGATGAATGAGTCCGCCACGACGTTCGACCGCATGACGCTGCCGATGAAGGAACTTTCCCGGCTGCTCAAATCCCAGGAGCTGGCCCACGGCGGCAACCCCGTCTCGACATGGATGGCGGACAGCTTGGAGGCGAAATCACCTCGCGACGACGGCGACCGGGTACGACCGGTGAAGCCGGATCGCGGCAAGACCGGGAAGCGGATCGACGGCATGGTGACGCTGCTTATGTCGATCGACGGGCGCCTGGCCGTGCTGGAAGCCGAAGAACCACCGAAGGATCCGTTCTTCATCTACGGGGAGGGCTAATGACTTGGTACGCGCTCGTGCTGTTGCTCTGCGCTGCCGCGTGTCTCGTCATCGGTGCGGGTCTGCTCGCGTACTGGGCCGGGTTCATCGTGGCCGGCCTACTGCTCGGCGCCGCCGGCATCGGCTCGCTCGAACGCGCCACTAGGCCGGTGAAGCGCCCATGAAGGTCTGGGAATCACTGATCGGCCGCACCGAGGGACGGACCGACCCTTCTCTGGGCTTCCAGGACTGGGTCGACATGTTCTCGTTTGCGGGCAGCTCGTACCCGCTGCTCAACACGACCTGGGGCAACCAGGATGAAGAGTCGATCATCCGGACCAGCTCGCAGGCGTACCACTCCAACGGGCCGGTGTTCGCGCTCGTCATGGCTCGGATGCAGGTTTTCAGCCAGGCGCGCTTCCAGTGGACCCGGTTCAGGAGTGGCCGGCCCACCGACCTGTTCGGCAGTCCCGAGCTGGGGATCCTCGAACGGCCCTGGGCCGGCGGCGTCACTGGCGATCTGCTGGCCCGGATGGAGGTCGACGTCAGCCAGGCCGGCAACTCCTACACCCGGCGCGTCCGGCGCGGTCTCGGCCCGACCAAGGTCGACCGACTCAACCGGCTACGCCCCGAGTGGGTGACGATCGTCATGGGCTCGCAGGAGGACGAGGATCACCCGAGCGAAGCCGGCGACGTCGAGGTGGCCGGCTACATCTACTGGGCGGGCGGTAAAAAGAAAGAAACCGACCGGGCGATCTTCCTGCTGCCCAACGAGGTCGCGCACTACGCGCCGATCCCCGACCCGAACAACAACTTTCTCGGGATGAGCTGGATCACCCCGGTGATCGCCGAAGCCGCCGCTGATGACGGCATGGTTCTGCACAAGCGGAAGTTCATGCAGAACGCCGCCACCCCCAACCTGTCGATCAAGTTCGACCCGTCCATGACGATCGACCAGGTACGGCAGTTCAAATCGCTGATGGAAGAGGAGCACCAGGGCGTCTGGAACGCCTACAAGACCCTCTATCTCGGCGGCGGCGCCGACGTCGAGGTCATCGGCAAGGACTTCAAAGAGCTGGACTTCTCCGCCACCCAGGGCAAGGGCGAATCCCGGCTGGCCGCCGCCGCCGGCGTACCGCCGAGCTGGGTCGGCTTCTCCGAGGGGCTGCAGGGCAGCGCGCTCAACGCCGGCAACTTCGCCTCCGCTCGACGTCGCTTCGGTGACGGGACCATGCAGCACCTGTGGTCGAACGCCGCCGCGTCGCTGGAGCCGATCCTCTTCCCGCCGAACGGCGCCAACCTCTGGTACGACACGACCGGGATCCCGTTTCTGCGCGAGGACGCCAAGGACGCCGCCGAGATCCAGTCCTCGCAGGCGGTCACGATCACCCAGCTCGTCAATGGCGGGTTCACCGCCGACTCAGCAGTCAAAGCCGTGCTGGCCAGCGACTGGACGCTGTTGGTCCATACCGGGCTGACCAGCGTGCAGCTCCAGCCACCCGTCGACCCCAACGCACCACCCGTCGCGCCTCCCACCGGGCCAGCTCAACCACCCCAGCTACCAGTAGGAGGGGCTAAACCATGACCGCTATCCCGACTTTCCGCGACTCGCCGCCGGCCAGGCTCGACGGTATCGAGGTCTGCCGCGACGCCGCACTGGTGGCCGAGCTGCGGGCTGCCGCCGACGCGAACCCGGACAAAAGCCCCGGCACGATGACCGGGCATTTCTCCACGTTCAACGACTGGTACGAGATCAACTCCTTCTGGGAGGGGAAGTTCATTGAGCGGATCGCGCCAGGCGCGTTCAAGCGGACGATCAACAACCGCTCGAACCAGTCGCCGGTGCGCGTGCTGCTCGATCACGGGTTCGACCCGGGGATGGGCGACCGGCCGCTGGGCCTGCCCGAAATGCTGCAGGAAGACGCCACCGGCCCGTACGCGGAGGTGCCGTTGTTCGAGGGCGTGCCGCAGATCATCGTGAGCGGTCTCCGCGCCGGCGCCTACGGGCAGTCGTTCCGGTTCAACGTGATGGCCGATGACTGGGTCGAAGACCCGGAAGCCGACACCTGGGAAGACCCGGGCAATGACAAGTGGACCGATCTCCCGCAGCGCACCATCCGGGAGGTTCGGCTGATCGAGTTCGGGCCGACCGCGTTCCCCGCCAACCCGGCTGCTGACGCCGGTCTGCGCTCGGCCGGTAGCCTCCGGTCCAGCACCGACGATTTCTATGAGCGCCTTCGCCGGCGCGACCCGGTACTCTATGACCAGGCGCTAGCGCGCACGAAAGAGATTCGCACTCCGGTATCTGCCGAACCCGCGATCCCCGACGCCGCCGCCGGCGCCACCGGCACCATCGAAACGGTGACGCTTCGCACCTCGGAACCCGAGCCCGCGACCATCACCGCTCCTGTTGCCGTCGCAGTATCCGACGACCCGCCGACCCCGGCGCCGAGCCTGGACTCGCTCACCGAGCACTCCGAGGACGCACCGGCCGAACGGCACTCCGAGGCAATCAAGCGACCCCCTGCGCGTGCAGCCCGGGTCGATTCGTCGTCACCGCGCCCGGAAGGACCAACCCCCATGCCTGACCTCGACCCTCTGACCTCGGAGGAGCGCGAAGCTCGCCAGTCGGAGATCCGCGTACGCCTGCAGGAGATCGACAACGAATTCAACGGGGCCACCCTGCCGGGTGAGACCCAGAACGAGTGGGACTCGCTTAACACCGAGTTCGACAGCAACGAGACGGCGATTGCCGCTGACCAGCGCCGCAAGGCCCGCCTCGCTGACATGGCTTCCCGCCAGGCCGGCGAGCAGGTCACCCCGCAGGTGCCGCACGTCATCCGCCGCCCGGACAACATCTACGACCTGGCCGCGATCCGGCAGCAGGCCCGCAGCATTGACGAGGTTCCGTCCCTGATGCGTGACGCCGCGATGCGGATCGTTGAGCAGACCCGGTTCCCGGGCCGGGGCGTCAAGCACTCCGAGGCCGCCGACCACATCCAGTACCTGCTGGACTTCGTTGACGATGAGCACGGCACGTTCGCGCGGCGCCTGATCGTCACCGGCTCGCCGACCTATCAGCGCGCGTTCGGCAAGGCATGCCTGGCGCTCAGCACCAACACGCTGACCGCTGAGGAATCGCGTGCCCTTGCGATGGGTGCCGGCGCGTCCGGCGCGTTCGCGGTGCCGTTCACCCTCGACCCGACGGTGATCCTCACCTCGACCGGCGTACTCAACCCGATCCGCCAGATCGCCCGGATCGAGACGATCACCGGGCAGCAGTGGCAGGGTGTCACCTCAGCCGGCATCGTCGTCTCCCGTGCGGCTGAAGCCGCGCCGGCTTCGGACAACTCGCCGGCCCTGGCGCAGCCGACCCTGACCCCGACCCGCGTCCAGGGCTTCGTGCCCTTCTCGTACGAGGTCGACCAGGACTGGACCGGCCTGCAGTCGGAGATGTTCCGTCTGCTCGCGGATGCCAAGAACGTGGAAGAGGGCACCGCCTTCATCAACGGCACCGGCATCGGCGTGAACCCCAACGGTGTGGTCAAGACGTTGAACGCTTCGCAGCAGATCGGCACCGCCGGCGCCACGGTCCTGATGGCCAATGTGTATTCGCTGGAGTCCGGGTTGAACCCGCGCTTCCGGCCGGGCGCCACCTTCCTGGCCAGCAAGAGCACCTACAACCTGATCCGGAACCTCGACAACACCGGCGGCTCGCAGCTCTGGCAGCGTGTCGGATTCGGGATTCCCCCGGAACTGCTGGGCTACCCGGCCCTGGAAGTGTCGACCATGGTCACCGGCCCGAACAACGTCGGCGACCGCTGGATGATCTTCGGGGACTTCTCGCAGTTCCTGATCGTGGACCGGCTCGGCATGTCCGTCGAGCTGATCCCGCAGATCTTCAACGTCGCCGCCGCCCCCGGACTCGGCATGCCGACCGGCCAGCGGGGTCTGTACGCCATTTGGCGCAACAGCTCGAAGATCCTGGCTGACGCCGCCTTCCAGGTTCTGCAGCGGACCTCCTGACCCGACGATCGGGGTGGCTCATCGCGGGCCGCCCCGATCTCTGGATCACCAACCAGTAAAGGAAAGTGTCATGTCAGGTGTAGGACTCGGCGAAGTTTTCGATATCTCGATCGGTAACATCCCGCAGGATCTGGTTGTGGCTACCACCGGCAAGCGCATGAATATGCAGGGCGTGGAAAACTGCACCATCGTCCTCGTCAAGGGGGTTGGTACGACCACCCAGGACCCGGTACTGACCCTCCAACAGCACACGCTGTCCGCCGCCGGCACGTCGACCAACCTCGTTGCGATCAGCAACTACTACACCAAGACCGGAGCGCCGACACTGCTGGGCTCCGAGCCCTGGGTGGCGAACACTCAGGCGGCGTCCGCGACCCTCACGCTGACCGGTAACGCGGTCAACCAGATGATCGTCGCGATCAACGTTCCGTCGGAGGCATTGTCGTCCACGACCGGTTGGATCAGCCTCAACATCGCCAGCACGGCTGCCGCGCAACTCGTGTCGGTGTTCTACCTGATGCGCAGCGACGACCGCCGCTCCGCGCCGGCGATGCCCGTCGGACTGCGGTAAGGGAGATCCCGCCATGGCATCAAGAGATATCTACATCGCCAAGGAAAACGCGATGATCAACACCGACACCAACCCGGTGCGGATCAGTAAGGGCGTAACGCGCGTCCGGGCCGGGCACGAGCTGCTCGACCTGTACCCGGACCTGTTCGAGCCGATCACCGTCCAGTACGAGGTCGCCGAGGACACATCGAGCCGGACGCGCGACACCGGCCGGGCCGACGCCCGCAAGACGGCCGAGCCCGACCCCAAGGCTGAGGCGAAGCCCGACCCCAAGCCGGCTGAGAAGCCGGCAGAGAAGCCCGCCGCCAAGACGGCCGAGGCGCACAAGACGGCGGCGCCTGCCGCCAAGAAAGCGACTGCCAAATGATCACGAGGAACTGCCCTGACGAGAGGCCGCCGGCCCCGCCCGGACCGGTGCCGCAGCCCAGCCCGCCCACCCCGCCACCGCCTAGGTGACCCATGACTGATCCGCGTAGAAGGCTGACGATGATCCTCGCGATCATCCTTGGGCTCACGCTCGCCGGCGTAGGTGTTGCGGTCGCCTCGATCCCCGATTCGGGCGGCGTGATTCACGCTTGCCGGAAGAACACGGACGGCTCGCTTCGGGTCATTGACACTGCCGTGACTACGACCTGCCCGTCTGGCTGGACGGCGCTGACCTGGAGTCAGACCGGGCCGACTGGTCCGACGGGGGCGACTGGCGCTGCTGGGGCGACTGGCCCGACGGGTGCGACCGGTCCGGCTGGCATGTCCGGGTACGAGATCGTTACCAACGCGCAGTTGGTGTATTTCTCATACAGCTCCCAACCCGGTCCCGCCTACAACGGACTGTCCGTGAGCTGCCCGACTGGCAAGGTCGCTACAGGCGGCGGTGGATCTCTAAGCGAGACCGAGTATGGCGCTGGGGATATAACCATGGGGTCGAATGCGCCGCTTGCTGACGGTTCGGGTTGGCAAGTTCATTGGACGCAAAAAGGCACCGGTTTGGCGTTCGCAAACGACGTAACGGTCTACGCGATTTGTGTGAACGCGAGCTAGGGCCATGGTCGATCTCGTAACCCTTGACGACGTCAAGCAGCACCTGGACATTTCCAGGTCGACTGCTGACGCCGAGCTGATGGACTACCTCGAAGCCGCCACGACGGTTGTCGAGCAGTACATCGGTCCCGTGCTCCCCAGGACGTACGTGGAGAAGCATGCGGGTGGAGATCGGCTTGTCCTGTTTCACCCGCCGGTGCAGTCGCTGACCGCCGTGGATCGCTGGTTCCCGAACGGGTTCGGGATGACGTACGACGTGACGACCCTGATGTTCGACCCGGACACCGGGATCGTCTACCGGAACAACGGCTTCCCGTTCTACTGGGGACCGTTCAAGGTCACCTACACAGCCGGCCTGACGGTCGTGTCGCAGAATGTGCGGCTGGCCACGCTCATCATCATCGCGCACCTGTGGAAGACGCAGCGACCGCTGCCGCCGAAGATCCCCGGCACGACCCGGCCTGAAGAGACCGCCGTGCCGGCTGGCATGTCGTACGCCGTGCCACGTCGCGCGCTGGAGCTGCTCGGCAAGCGCCGGGTGGTCATCGCATGAGCAAGGTCCCGGCCGCGATCGACCGTCTGGTGCAGACGCTCACCACCGCCTTGCCGGACGTGCAGATCATCGACGGCCCGCCGATCATCAACCTGGAAGAGGTCGGGATCGCCATCGGTTACACGCCCGACCAGATCTCGGTCCAGGCGGTTTCCGACGGCGCCGGCCTGGTGGCCGAGATGGAGACGTTCGATATCAACTGCCTGGCCTGGCAGCGATCCGGTGAGGGCGAGATGAAGACGATCCGCGATGGAGTGTTCGCCGTCATCGCCGCCGTCAACGTCATCTTGGCCAATGACCGGAAGCTCGGGGGAGCGGTCACCAACGCGCAGCTCCGGGTGGTCGACCTGGACCAGACACAGACACCCGACGGGACCTGGGCGGTCGTCGCCTTCGTCGTTACCTGCAAAGCCTTCACGTAAGAGGGAGAGACCACCATGGCGAACTACCCAGCCGAGTTCCCCACCGAGCAGGGGATCATTCCGACACAGCGGACCGCGTCAGCCAGCGACACGGTGCCGGGCGGCGTCATCCTCGATATCACCAACGGCAACGCCTCGACGTGCGTGGTGACCGTCGTAACCCCACCGCTCGTAGCCGGCGACCTGGCGGTGGCGGATCGCACGATCTCGTTCCTGACGACCGCCAACAAATACGTCTACATCCCGAACAACTCGACCTATGTCGACCCTGTGACCGGCCTGGTGACGGTGCAGTTCAGCCAGGTCACCTCGGTGACCTATTACGTGATCGGCCGGTCATGATCCGCGAACCCGAGCAGGTCATGGAGATGGCTCTCGTCCGGCACGAGGGGCTGCCCGACACCTGGATGCCACGGTCCGCGCTGCGGCAGTTGGGCGCATCGGGCTGGGCCGAGATCGAGCCGCCGGCGCGCGGCGCGGACGGCGAGCTGCTGGAACCCGAGCCGGTCAGCGAGTCCGAGCCGGCCAGCGAGTCCGCCGACAACGAACCCACCGATGACGCGCCGGATGATGACGCGCCCGCCGATGATGCCGCACCTAAGCGCAAGGCTCGTACTCGCGCCGCGAAGACAGAGGAGTAAGAGAACATGGGCACACCCGCTACCCCCATCGTCGCGAGCGATCGGTATTTCGCCCGGGGCAAAACCAAAATCTACGTATGCCCAACGGTGTCAGTGCTGACCGCGCCGACCCGGGCCGAGATGACCGCAGGCACCGACCTGTCACCCGAGGTCGCGGCGATCTCGGGCTGGCTGATCACCAGCGCTCAGACCGACACCCCGGACCTGGGAACGATCTTCACGTCAACGATCCCCGGCGCGACCTCGATGGCCAGCGATAACACGGTCGACATGTACGCCGACGACAACGGCGTGGACGTCCGAGGCGTGCTGGCGCGCGGCTCGACCTGGGTCGTCCTGATCCTCTACGGCGGCGACGTGACCGGCGCGAAGATGGACTGTTTCCGGACCCGTATCCGCTCGGTCGGCAAGCCGGTCGCGGTCGATGACTCCGCCGGCCTTGTGCAGGTCAGCTTCTCGGTCACCGCCACGCCGGCAGAAAACATCGCGGTCCCGGCCTAGTCCGCGACACCCTCGAATTGCGCGCTGTCGTACTGCATGTCGACGGGGTTGCTGGGAATGTTGGCTGGCTTGACCTCGACGTCAATCGGGCCACCGATGCCGGCGCGCGGGATCTCGAAGCCGAAGACCGAGGTCCGCGCTCGGCCGGCCGGGATGGTGCCACGGAAGCTGCCTTGCGTGGTGCCGTCCCAGACCTCAGTGGCCGGGTACCCGTCAGGCCCCCACGATGCGCTGACCTCGGTGCCGCTGACGTCGAACGTCTTGCCGGTGTTGTTCCGGACCGTCACCTGGGCGGCCACGCCCTGCGCGCCAGGCGTCCCAGTGATCGCGTTGGCGTCGATGGTGAATTTATGGAGGTTCGAGATCTGGACCTGCAGCCCGTTCGGGTATGTGAACCAGAAATTGGGGCCGACCCGGGCGATTCCCGTGCTGCTGGGCTCGACGGTGGGGAGGGTCGTGGCAGGCGCTGAGGTCGCGCTCTGGCCCGACTGGAAAGACGAGGGCGGGTCGGTCGAGCAGCCGGCCAGTGTCAGGACGGCGAGCGCTGAGAGCGTCGCTACGGTTCGTGCGTTCATGGTGGAACTTCCTTTCGGGAAACATAGATGGCGTGACGCTCTCGACGTTACGCGCCCACCGAGGGAGGAGCAAACATGGCGGGATTCGCCCCGCTCAAGATCGTCGGGGCCGAGCAGCTCGC